GGTTTAGGGTCGCTTCTTCCACTGCTGTTAATGATGCTTGCAGCTAACCAAAGTAAAGGTGGTAGTTCCCCCGCTTCTGCGGCCACTATCCCAGCTTTGACGGCAACCCAAACGCAGACTCCATATACAGCGCAGACTCAAGACCCTACATATCGTCCGGGTCAGGGTGGAATTAGTTACTTTAATCCTGTACAGTACACCCCTAAGATGGCCGCTGGTGGTATTGCTGGGCTTGGTGCAGCAAGTGGGCGGTTTTTAAAGGGCGCGGGGGATGGCGTATCTGACTCCATCCCAGCTACAATAGGGTCTAACCAACCAGCTAGATTAGCTCGTGGGGAGTTTGTCGTAGACGCTCGAACTGTATCGGAGTTAGGCAATGGATCTAGCGAAGCGGGTGCAGATAAGCTGCTCAAAATGATGGAGCGCGTACACCAAGCCCGTAAAAAAGCAGGTCGAGGCAAAGACTCCCACGCCGACCAGCACCTGCCAGCGTAAGGATTATCATGGGTACAGATGTTGCAGCTACTGGCGGAACGGCGGGTTCATCACTCCCAGCAGTGGGAGGAACTTCTACGCAAGGGTTGGCTCCTTGGGCTGCGGGGTACATCACCGACTACCTTGGTAAAGCGCAAGCTCTAGCCAACACACCATATCAGACGTACAAAGGCCCACTAACGGCTGGTGCGTCAGACCTACAAACTAAAGCGTTCCAAGGTATTGGTAATTTAAGTGTTCCTAATAACGGGATGTACACATCTGTCGGTGGTACGTTTGCTTCGCCCGGAACTATAACGGTTGGTGGTGCTGACTACGGAGCAGGGGGCCAAGGGTCAAGTCAGGTTCAGCAGTACATGAACCCATACCTAGAGGCTGTCCTTAATCCACAGCTAGATGCGCTTCGCCGACAGAATCAAATTGATCAAAATGTAATTGGGGCTAAGTTCGCTGGCTCAGGTGCTTTTGGTGGCGGTCGGCAGGCAATTGGTCAGGCTCAGTCCAATGCGGAATTGGCTAGGAACCTAAACCAGACAGTTGGTAAAGGGTATGCAAGTGCCTTTGATGCAGCGCAGCAACAGTTCAATACTGAGCAGCAGCGCAAGATTCAAGAAGCCCAGTTTGGCGCTGACTTTGGTTTGAAAGGGCTTGCAGCTAATCGAGCGTTATTAGAGCAAATGGCAGGTATGGGTGAGACCCAGCGTGGTATTACCTCTGAAGGGATTGCTGCGGACAAAGCTGAGTTTGAGAAACAGCGCGAATATCCATTCAAACAAATTCAGTTCCAACAGAACGCTTTGTCGGGCCTGCCAGCGGCTTCAGTCAGTAATACTCCAGCTCAACTAAGTGGGATTGCTCAACTACTTGCTTCCTTGGGTGGTGTTGATAAGCTGCTAGGGGTAACAGGGCAGGGTAGTCTGGCGGACATCTTTAAGTCATCAGGGCTTGGGGATTTGTTCAAGGGATTGTTTAATACTAGCGATACTGCGGCTACAGTTACTGGCACTGGGGCTGGAACCGGGACTGGAGGTATTAAATGAACCTAATTCAAGTTCAAGACGATCTTCGTCAGTTACCTAACACACCCCAAACCCTCCAACTGTTGGCGCAGTATGCCAACGGTATGAACCCAACTGTGCCACCCTACGTGGCATTAGGAGAACTGCAATACCGCAATAAGCGGATGCAACAGTTAGCGCAACAACAGCAAGCTGGTCAACAACCCCAAGGCACAGTTAACGACCAAGTTCAGCAGCAAGCAATGGCTATGGCTGCACCACAACAAGCTCAACAACCACAAGCTCAACCTCAGCCCCAGCAGGCTGGTATAGCTGGCCTCCCTGTCCAAGACAACGTGACTAAGTTTGGCTCAGGTGGAATTATTGCCTTTAAAGGGGCTGGTGCAGTAAACGACGCTGTTGATGACGAAGATGACAGCGATGATGAAGCCACTACTGAGGAATACTTAAAGCCATCCAGAGAAGTACTTGCAAAACTAGAGGCGCAGGCGGAAAACCTTAGAAGGATAAAAGCGCCTAGCCCCGGTGAAAATCCGGAAGTAGCCCGTGCTCGCTTGGCAAAAGCAAACCCTGATTTGTTTGGGTCGTTGGTTAAACCAATCGGTGGAGATGTTGAAGCTAGGTTAACGGATCTGCAAAAAGCCCAAACAGCCGAGTATGCTAAGCAGCGCGAAGAAGCTCAGAAGGCAAAGCCGAGTCTGTTTCAACAGTTGGGTGAGGCTGCGATTGGTAGTCGTGGGCAGTATGGACGTAGTGCGCTAGCCAGTATCCTTGGGGGCTACTCAAGCATAGCTAACAAGCAAGAGCAGCAGGCACTTGAGCAAGAGCAAGGCTTGCGTATGAAAGAGCTTGGGTTACAGCAAGCTAAGATGGATGTGCTCAATAAGCTCGACGAAGCCCGACGCGCTCACGCTGAAGGTCGTTTTGATGATGAGCAGAAGTACCAAGTTGAAGCCGCCAAGATTGCTAACACCCACAACACGACCGTTGCTAACCTCCTCGGCAAATCGCTTACTGCTGCTGGCAGTCTTGCTGGTAGAGAAAGCTCGGCAAATATTGCCGCCGAAGCTAAAGTTAGAGCTGCTAAAGTTGCTGCAAGCAAAATCCCACGGACGACTGACGCACAAGATCAAATTGCAGCATTGATGGCTGACATCAAGGCAAAGAACCCAAGTATGTCCGACGTTGCAGCCAAAGCCGAGGCTATCCGTCAACTTAAAGTTGGACTGGCCTCTTCGGGTATTAGCGCTGGGGTTAAGGCAACTAGTGATGCAGTTGAAGCGCTTGGTAAGTTTGCCCTTCTTAACCAAAAGAAATGGAAAGAGTATTCGGCTAAGTTTGCAAACGAAGATGAAGCCAAGAAAGCTTATATTGCCGACTACAAACGCGATGCGCTACCTCCAGAACTACTTCCTTCTACATTCCCCAGTAGACCTACGGCCCCTGCCGCCGCTCCTGCTGCTGGTGATATTAAGGCTAGACTAGAAGCCGCTGGTCAAACCTACGACCCAAGCAAATACGACTATAGAATATTGCCTGATGGCTCCGTTCAACAAAAGATTAAAGTTAAATAACTATGGCGCTAGACTCCGAATGGGAAACGATAGTCCCTAGTAGTAAAGTTGCGCCTGTTGAAGACACAGGCGGCTGGGAAACAATCATCCCTAAGAAAGCCGCCGCTCCTACCCCTGCGCCTAAACCCGTAGCTACCCCTGCCCCTCAAGCAACGGAACAAGTTCCGTATGCAAACAGACTTCAGGCGTTAGACGACGCAGTAAATATGCTGGAGGAGAATGCTCCTCAGCAGGGAGTCCGAGATGCGTTTGCCAAAATAGGCATATCGTGGCCCGATATCATTAAGCACGGTCAGTCCCGTGGTAGTGAGTACTTCAAACAGCAAGCTGTTCCTGCGGGTATCAAACCCCCGGCTCAGCCAATAACCGGTGAAATTACCCCGGCTGAAAAGACATACACCGAAGGTGTAGTTAACGTAGGCAAACGCGCCAAAGCTGGATTGCGTGAGGCTACTACTGCATCCTTGTTTCAAGCTGGGGCACTTAAACCTGATCAAGCCGCCAGAGTATTAGCCCAATCTGCACGTGATCGTGCTGCGGCTGCGCCTTCGGATGACATCCAAGAAGGCATGATGAAGATTGGTAGCGCCGAGACTTTTGGCGATGCTGCATACCAATTAGCTGCAAACCCCCGAGCTACTTTTACGATGCTTGTAGATTCGTTAGCGGTCTCACTGCCGATGATGGCTCCCGCCCTAGCACTTGGCCCCGCTGGTGCAGTAGCTAGAGGTGCTACTGCTGGTATAGGTTCTGGGGGCCTTGAGTATGGATCGGCTATGGCCGACGTGCTCCAAGAAAAAAAGGTGAACTTACTAGACCCTGTTGCTATAGAGAAGGCACTACGCGACCCCAAAATAATGGCCGAAATAAAGGAAGTAGGGGCCAAACGTGGGTTGATTGTTGGTGGGTTTGATGCACTTACGGCTGGACTGGCTGGGCGTTTTATGCGCCCCGCGAAAGAGCTAATTAGAGCTGGGCAATTAACTGGGTCCGCTGCGCGTAATGCGACGGTGTCGGCTTGGGCTAAAGAACTGGGTGTACAAATAGCTGGTGGTGCCGGTGGTGAAGCTGCGGCTCAAAAGGCTACAAAAGGAGAAATTAATAAACCAGCGGATGTTTTGCTGGAAGGACTTGCTGAAGGGATAAGCTCTCCACTAGAAGTTAGATCCGCACTGCGCGAAGCTAAAAAACTTCAAGCTGGGCGAGTGCCGGGGATTACACCCCCTGCTGCCCCTACCGAACCTACCGAACCCACAATCGGTGAAGGATGGGAAACGATTGTCCCCGCTGGGCGTAAAGAACCTGTATTCAGGGAAGAGGGTGCGCCACCGCCCCCTCCGCCACCAGCACCGTCAAGAGATATTGAAGCTGAAGCCGCTCGGCTAAACAAGATGGGCATTCCGATGTCGGAAGCTCGTCGCATTGCTGAGTCGGTCGGCAGAACTCCTGAGAATGCACTGCCCCCGGTAGACACATGGCCCGACGCTGCGGTGCGTGCTACGTTGGAGTTCCAACTAAACAAACCGGAAGAAGACCGTAATGTAGAGTTAGTCAATCTACTGGAGGCAGAAGTTGCTAAGCGGGGCCCAGTCTCTGAAGCCCAGAAACGGATTGCCGATGTTGCAGATGAGTTCATTGCTGCCGGTGTGCCACCACTCGAAGCTCGCCAACGGGCAGAAGCGCAGATAAAAGAGCAAGACGAAGCCGACGCGCTTGCTGAAGCGGAAGCTGCCAAAGTTGAAACACCAGCAACTAAACCCCCAAAAAGACGTAGCGCATTTAAATCATCAGAAGATTATCAAGTTGATACAGAAGACAACGGAACTTTCCCGGTAAGAGTTGCACGGCTTCCTGACGGAGGTGCGCTTATTATTGCCCCCGATGAAGCCCCTAGAGAATTTAAGCCTGAGTTTGCGAAAGACAAATCTGACGCAGAGTTGTTGGCGTATTCTTTTGAGCCGCTTGGGTATAGAGGGCATTCTTTAGTTGGAGCAGGAGAACAACGTGATACAGGAACTGTCGTTACCCCAAGTGGAGAGGGCGTTGGCGTGGCTGGCGTCTCCGATACAGGAGTCCCCCCCGGAGGACCTAGTGGAGCTGAGCCAAGCGGAGTGGTACCTACTTCAGAAGATGCTGGACAGCCTCCTGCTGGAGAAGCAACAGAGCCCACTACACTAGAAGAACCCGTTACTCCTAAGGAAGAAGCTAAAACTGAAACCCCCTTTACGTTTTTTAAATCTTTGCTAGGGGCAGATGGAAATGTAACGTCATACAAGCCAACTAAAGATGAACCGTGGCGGTTTACTAAACAAGCCGTGGGGCAAATAGTTACATTTAAAGATAGTGGAACCGGCAAAACTCACACCGGTACTATTACTGAAATAGAGCAGCTTAGGCTTCCCGGTGCAAGAGGGACAACGGAACTACTAAAAATAACTGATAATGACCCCGCGTCTGCCCAAGATAATGACGGTAATCCTGTACCTGAACAATGGACTTTGGGTAACGATGAAATCCTAGATGTAAAAGAAGCCCCCAAAAAACGGGGTCGGCCACCGCTGACTGAAGAGCAAAGAAAGGCTAAAGCTGCAACTCAACAACCTGCGGGCAAACGTGGGCGCAAGCCGCTGACTGAAGAAGAGAAAGCGGAAAAGAAAAAACAAAACGCCCCCGAACGGGCTACGCTTGCTCAAATAGTTCGTGCCGTTGATAAGCTGACTGAGCGGGTAAAGGCCGCGCTTACTCCCGTAAATGAAGATGCGTTTGAGACCGACGAAGAAGTAGCTCAGGCTGAGGAAGATAAACGGGTAGAAAGAAAAGACGTTATCCGTGAACTACTAAAGCACGAAGCCAACCCAATCGTTCGTGGCCGACCGCTTCACAAGCGGATTAAAGACCTGCTCAACAGCCCCGGCATTACTGAGCAGGAGAAGGCTGACATTAAGAAGGGGATGGAGCTTGTCAGCAAAGTAAACCTGCGGGAAGAAACGCTACCCTCGTCTAGGGAAGTTTCGGTTTCTGGTAGGTTAGATCTTCGCTCGAAGAAACTATTTCTAGATTCTTTATCCGACCCAGCTTACTACGCTTTTGATAACGGCGTAGAAGCAATTAACTACATTATTAAAACCGGCAACAAGAAACAAAAAGCTCTTGCTCGCCGACTGCGTAATTATGTAGGTGACGTAAAGATTGTTGTCCTTGATGGGGATGACCCCGTCCCTACGCAACTCCTTAGCAAGCGTAATGCTGACGCTTGGGACCGCTCCCGTGCTTTGTACATTGAGAACTACACGACTGGGGAGAAAGTAATCTTCCTACGGGGTTCCTCTTACGAAGAAAGTTCTAGAGGTATCAACGCCGTTACTGTGCTCCATGAGCTATTCCATGCGGCCACCAACAAAAAAATTATGTTGGCCCGGCGCTATATTGAGAAGGGGATACACCACAGTTCAGAGCTGGTAAAAGCGTACAAGCGGTTGCGGCGAGTAATGGCTCGGGCTAATGACCACTACAACGCGCTGGGAGATGCAAGGAAGTTAACTCCTCACATTTACTCTTTGGCGCAAGACGGGGAAATATTCCAAGACTCCCGCGAGTTCGTTGCATACGGGCTAACCGACGAAGAGATGCAGGACTTCCTAATGCAGGCTGAGGGGGAGGCAAAACGCCCCGCGTGGACCGACTTTGTTATCAGTTTGCGGAATATGTTTGGTATTCCTTCGGAGGAAACAAACGCTCTGTCTGACCTTCTTCTAGTCGCCGACTCCCTCCTGATAGCTACCGATCCCGGTGCCACTCAACTTGGTGGTACGCAAGTATCCGCCCAAGCCAAGCGAAGTGCTGAAGAGATTGATGCTGCGGTTAAGGAAGCGGAGGAAAAGCTGCGGCTATCTAAGCTTGGAGAAGAAGCTAATGCAGTAAAGTTAATGCAGCTTGCTACCGACCCTGAAAAAATGCTCGATGTGTTTGTTGGGCTGTGGGAAGGAGCGAAAGATGCCAAACGTGAAGTTTTAGTTCGCCTACCTACGTTTGATTTCTTGGCTAAGTGGATGGGCAAAGACGTGCCCATGCTCAACGATATGCGCAAGAATCTTCAGCAAATGACGGGGATGGCGGAGGAGTTTAGAAAAGGCGCATCAGAAATGGTTGCGATCCTACAAAATACATTCAAGGCCGAGCCAGACCAGAGAAGTAAAGTTGGAGATTTAGCACTAAAGAGTACGTTGGCACGTATCGACCCATCCATTGTTGCAGCGCAAGAACGCTCACCCACACTTGATGCAGCTTATAGGGCACTAAGCCCCGCTGGTAAAGAAGCATACAAACTAATGCGGGAGTATTACGAACGGATACATGATTTGTACCGTTTGCTGCTTGATGATCAAGTTAATAACCTAGTAGGTATAAGTGACGAAGCAAAAGCCAAATTGATGGCTATGATTCGACTTACTTACGAAGGTAAAGAATCAATTAGACCTTTCTTTCCATTGGTTCGTCGCGGAGACTTTTGGGTGTCTGTTGGCAGGGGGCCAGATAGAGAGTTCTACATGTTTAAATCTAAAACAAAACGCGATGCGTTTCAAAAACAGTTAAAGAGAGTAAACCCAAATAGTACAATTGGGTCTGGGAACTCAATAGATAAAAAGTTGCGCGATGAATCCTACAATTCAAGCGCTATGCTCAAAGAGTTGTTTGAAGCAATTGATAAGCAGGACTTGACCGAGCCTGACGTTAAGGAAGGACTGAAGGACGCTGTATATCAGATCTACTTGCAAACCATGCCTGAGCAATCTTTCCGTAAGATGTTCAAGCATCGTGAAGATATTACCGGCTTCAGTACCGACTTGATTAGGAACACGGCTACCACTGCATCAAAAATGGCGTTGCAACTTGCTCGTCTTAAATATGCTCCGATTCTACGTAATGACTTAATTGCGGCTAAATCTTTACTGGCGGACCGCCCAGAGCTAACTCCTATCGTCAACGAAGCTAGCCGTAGGGTTGAGTCGGCTTTGTCCGGACGTCAAGATGGAATTTGGGAAGCTGCGGCAGGTGTTGCCAATAAAATTTCTTACGTTTGGTATCTATCTAGCTTCTCAACAGCACTGATACAACCGTTTAGTCCAATTATTTCTGGTATACCGGTGCTTGGCGCTAGCCACGGGAATGTGACTGGGGCTGCGCTAGAACTTGGTAGAGCTATGACGTTCATCAACCAGTACGGGATTACCCGACGTAATCTTGATGGAAGTCTTTCTTATCGTCCGCCAAGCCTAGCCAACAATACCAAACTACCTGCGGATGAACGTGAAGCAATCCGCCAAATGACCTCGCGGGGTGTACAAGATTCTACGTACACTTCTTTGGTTTATGGATATTCTAGTTCGCCCAGCGTTGATTTAGACAGTGTGTCTACTAAAGTTAAAGGCGGGATCAATTTGCTAGTCGGCGGGTTGATGCACCATACCGAACGGCTTTCGCGTGAGGCTTTGTACCTTGCCTCCTATCGATTGGGTCGGCAACGTGGGCTTACTCTTGATGAGGCAATTGACCAAGCAGTCTCGGACGTAAACGAAGCGCTTGGTGACTACAACATTGAAAACCGCCCACGGTGGATGCAAAAGGGGCTTGGAAGAATTGCCTTCCAGTTCAAGATGTACCCACTGCAAATGGTCTTACTCGCGTTAACTAGCTTTAAGCAGATGCTGCCTTTCTTAAATGCGGAAGGTAAAAAGGAAGCCGCAACCAAGTTCTTTGGACTTATGGCTACTTCTGCCGTAATGGGTGGGGCGTCTAACATGCTTCTTTTTAGCCCCATCATGGGGCTGCTTGGTTGGGCATGGAAGCAGATGGGTGACGACGGTGACTTACCTGACGAACTGAAGGATAAAGACTTTTCACTTTGGTTCCGTACTGTATGTTTGCCTGAAGTTTTTGGGCATATATCCGTTGGAGGTGTGAGCTTAGCCGACATTATCGACCGAGGATTGATTAACGCCCTTACTGGTGAAGATATTGGATCGCGTATTGGCTTAGATGACTTTTTAGGTCACGCCCCAAAAGAACTGAAAACAGCGCGTGAAAATGCAATTGCTTTTGTAATTGATTACTTTGGAGGCCCATCGCTTAGTTTAGGTCTATCCATAGCTGACGCGATTGAAGCATTTAGGCAAGGGGATATTCAAAAAGGGATTGAAAAATTAAATCCTTCTTTTACACGAAACGTTTTAATTGCGTATCGATACGCTACTGAAGGAGTTAAAAGCTCCCGTGGGTCTGTGCTTGTCCCTAAAGAAGCGTTAACCAACGGCGAATTGTTTGGTCAGGCTATTGGGTTCCGCCCCGACCGTGTTGCTGCTGCTCAAGCTGCTGCGTTTAAACTGACTGGGATAGAACAGCGAGTGCAGAACGAACGCGCCCGCTTGCTTACGCGCTTAAACAATGCGCACAAAGACGCGCAAAAGACCAACAACTACAGCCGGTTTGACGCAATAATTGCTGACGAACTCCCCAAGTTCAACAGCAAAAACCCCGAGAACGCTATTGATTCAGATGACATTTACAACTCAATCCTTAAACGGGCTGAGCTACAAGCATCTGAGCGTGCTGGTGTTGCGCTTACTGAGAAAAACGCTAGAGTGATGCGCGATGCGCTCGACAACCTAGAAAAGACACTCGAACGTAAATAAAAAAACTCCCGGTCCAGCCGGGAGTTGAAGGTGGCACACCCCACCGAGGAGAGCACACAAGCACCGAAAAACCAATCATACCACGCGCCAGACCCGCAGCCCCTTCACACCTTCGTTGATAACTAATTTAGTTATCACATCTATTTTGTAGGGCTTAAAGTGTGCCTCAATTAAAGCGCGTGCGGCGGCGTGGTTAATACACGGTACAAAAAAAGATGTTCCGGGCCTAAACTTAGCCCAGTTAATCCTGTACAGAACTGTCTCTATCTCCATGCTCGGCTTTTACGAAGTCGTCCATACGAAGATACTCATCCTTAGTCGTATCTAGCTCAATAGCCCGAACCGCTGGGGCTACAATTCGCATCCCTTTTGATAGCCGTTTGTTGGCTATAGCGGTCAAAACCCCTTTCTTGGTAAGCTGGTCTACAAAATCCCGGTAGCCAATCTGCCGCATAGCGCAGTACTTCCTGAACGCCTGTACACTCACGTACATCTTTTTGGTGTCGGGTTCGTAGCGAATGTGTAGCTCGCCCCTCGGTTCAAGGATTGGTGCTGCTTCCATACTGGTACGAGCGTCTATGTCACCGTTGACCACAACCACATTATTGATGTGAGAGTTTACAAACTCACCAAGTACAGCGGTCATTTCTGGTGGGGGAGCCGCAATGTTCTCGCGCATACGTTTGAGCATTTCGACCATCCATTTATACACGGCCTTCATATCGTAGTCGTGTAAGCCTAGCGCCTTGGAGATCAGACCGCCGGTGATGTTAGCCGCTGCTGTAGCTGACCAAAACCGCTCACGGCTAGTGAACTGTACGTCCCTGTCGATCCTAGCCTGTATCTCACGAAGGGTACGGATGGCTTCTTCCTTGTTCTTGACCAACCACGTAGCGTAAATATCTCCAGCGTGCCCGTAGTTCCCCATCAACTGATGGTCAAACATTTCTTTGCCCTCGGCGGTGCCGATTATGCTGTTTGGGCTGATGTGATACTCAAGTAAGCGCATCGACTCACCGTCGGGAGAGTCCTTAGCGATCCCCATCTTCTCGTAGAAGCTAGCGTTTGATGAACACAGGGTGATGCCCTGCCAGCTAGTCAGGTTGACTCGTTGCTCGTTAACTTGGGACTTCATCTTATTCTTGCCGCGCCCTTGGCTGATGCTGTATGCCAAGTCAGAAAACTCCATCGGCGAAGTATTCGTAATCTCGTCAAGCGTATTGGCAAAGTTGTTAAGCACGCCGAGCCGGTGGATCTTGGCGTTAAACGTATCCTTAAATATAGAAGTCAGATCCTGCGGGTGCCCAATTACGCTGTTACACATATATAGAACTGTGGTTTTACCCGTACCCGACACAGGGTGGATCAAGTTAATGATCGCGCCCTTCATCCCGGTGAACTTCAACAACGGCGACCCAAACGAAGTTAACGCACCGAACGCTTGTGCCTCAAGCCCCGGCTTGCTGTACATGTTGAAGACTTCTTTCCACTTCTCAAGCGACCCAGTCGGCACCATCATCTCCGCCACATCTCGGGTTACTGTAGATGGGGGACTGTAGAACGTACCTTCAATAGTAATTTCACGATCACCAAGAATGATCTTTGTATCGTTTTCGGCCCAACCAAATTGTGTTCTCATCGTTTCCGCCTTATCAGTTACTTGTAAATTTTTAACGTACGTAATTAAGTACGCCATCAGTGCCTTCATCTGCGCGTCACCAGCCGCCACCCCGTGTTTGGCTAGCTCCTCCCTCAGTCGCTCCTTCACTACTACGGAAGCTAAAGGAATAGGAAACTCCTTCACCCCGTCACGTGGTAGGTGCAACCTTATTAGTGCGACTTCTCCCAAATTGGGATCTTTCATCCGCTTTACTACGTAAATGAAGTTCTCGTAGACCAACCTTGGTCCTTCCTCATCGTCAGAGGGGACGTTGTAGTAAAGTGCTCCGTTCTTAGCTCGAAAGTATGGTTCTGGTAGATTCTTTGGATACGTGCTGACATCTTCGTCAGCTTCCTCAGCAGCATCACCATCATCGAAGTCCTCAGCCTTGGCTATCTCAGCCCCAAGCATGATTGGGGATTTGAACTTGCCTCTATGCTGACAACCATCACAACCACCGGGGTTCTCGTTCTCAAACGTTGAGCAGTGGTGCGGCCCGCCAATATCTTCTGCCTTTTCTTCCGTCTCCCCCGGATGGTAACTAGGGTGCTTGGAAGACATCTTATGGATAGCAGACTCTCGGTCAACGCAATGAGTAGCAATCGACAGGGCGGACCGCCACAAATTGTAACCAATGCTATCTTGGTTCTGGTAACAGTAAAGTAGTTGTTTACACCCATCCCCAGTAGCCGACTTCATCATGATGGTCTTGAACCGCTTGACACGGTTTTCCATCATTGATTCCATCAAAGGACTTAGCCGACGCGGTACGTAAGCGCGTTCCTCATTAGGCTCGGGGGCGTTAATTAACGCTTTCCATGTATCGTATGGTGTTACATCGTGTTCCTCAATCAGCACCTCGACGGGTGCTTGTTGATTGTTTTTAAAATTGTATGTGCCGGGGATACGGAGTACACGTGACGCTTCAAATACTGAAGTGTCCACAATCAAACAAGCTTCTAACGCAAGGTCACGTAGCCTATGGGCTACAGCTTCCCACTCATTCCGCTTAACTACCTTGTCTAGCGGCCAATAGAAATGGAGCCCGTACCCCGAGTTGACCACGATGGGCCGGGGTAAAGAATATTTCTTAATGAACGCTTTGACTGCTTTGAACCCAGTCGGCTGGTCAATATAGCCCCTAATCTTGCCGTCTTTGTCTGGCTCGGCTTTATCCGCACCGCAATCTATGTCCATCCATATCGACTTAAAATAAAGCGCGTTGGACTGTCTGCGGTTATCAGCCTCACCATACTTGGCACAACCAAAGTAGGCATCAAAGTTGTTATCAACTAGCCATTTGATGTTCTCGTCAAACTCTGTGCGGGATGTAAAAAACTTTTGACTTATGTATCTTCCGTTTCCCCAAGCGCAGTACCGACCTTCAGGGGGCAGTACGGCATCGAGCAAGTTAAAACTTGTCATATCTTCAGGTGGGGAGAGAGAAGAAGCGGGGCGCAAACCCCGCCACCCGGATTACTACGTACGCTTGCTTAGCTGTTCGATGAACAGGAGTATCTGTTCTTTAAGCGAAGCCTTGGGTTTATGTACCCCCCAGAACCAGTTGTAAACTGTACTTCGGGATACGGCAAACTTTTTTGCTACGTCATTAACAGGAACACCGTGTTCAATGCACAGACGCCCAAGCATTATGCCAACGGAGTCGGATCCCGCCTTGTTACAGGCATCGGCTAGTCGTTGGCTGTATCCGTAACTCATACTTAGTCCTCGTCGCTCCACGCGCTGATGACGTCAGCTAACTTCTTTTTCTCGACTGGTGGTTCTTCAGTCTTCTTAGAAGCTCGCTTGACTGGCTCATCAATCTCCGCAGCTTTCGGTGCGGCTAACGTAGCTGGTTTCTTAACAACACCGTCGGCTTGGGAGGGTGTCATGATGACAAGCGACTTAGTTTTTTCAGTATTGGCAACCTTCTGAACAACTTCAAATTCAGGGCGGTTGATATACCGAGCAGGGCTAAACAGTACCGACTGGTTATCGTTGTTCTCGTTGAAAGAAACCTGACTAACCATGAAGTCGATGCTCTTGCCGTTGCTACTAAGGTACTTGGTGTAGTTCTCAAAGGTGTACGTCCCATCACCACCGTCGCCAAACAGCGACTTGGAAGCTAGGTTCAGTTGATACACCTCACCCTCAAGATTAGTACCAAAGTCCTGTTCAAGCAACACCGCGATACGACGGGAGTACCGGCAAGCCTTTGAGTTACCCTGACCCGAACCCTTGATGTTGTTGGGGCAGTCATCGCAGTTCGCCGACTGGGGATTTTCTGCCTTGGCATCAGGGGCCTTGCCATCGTTTGAGAAGCAATCTGGCGATGTCGGTTCAGCGTCGGCGCTCCACGCCTTAGCGTAGAAGATACGCCCTACCTTAGGTGCCGCGTTAACAATGACCACACTTAGGTCACCCTTAACTTTGCCCATCTCTTCGCCGCCGACTACCAAGCGGAAGATCCCGTTCTTGGGCACGATACGCTTAACACCCGAACGACCAGCGAGGGTCTTTGTAAGATCACTAACACCCGCCGTCTGGAGGAAGTCGGGCAGTGCTTGATTCATAACTTGCAAATTAGCCATTTTCTAACCTTCTTTAGAACGTCTAACAACCACGGTGTACTCCCTATCCACATTGAGTCCAATGGGGCTAAGGTCTGGATTCTCTTCAAGAAACTGCTTCATGTGTGTTTGATGAAGCCTCTTCTCTAGCAGGGCGAATGCACTGTTTTCACGGATGAATTGGTACATAGAATCCCAATCGTTCGTCCAGTACCGTGACTTGACTGAGCGAATGATTGTCCCTGCTTCTGTCTTGATGCTGCTAGCGTTGAACTTCTTGCAGACGTCCAGCATCTGCTCTTCAATCACTTGCATCTGCTCGCGCAACTTATCGTCCTCGGCCTTGAACTCCTGCTCAAGCTGCCTACGACTGTCACGGATTTTGATGTATGCCTTGGTCAACTGTTCCAAGGTCGGTGCGCCATCTTCGACGGCTAGCTCGTCGGCTTCGATTTCCATCTGATGCTCCAATAATTCGTGGGTGGACCCCACGACCTCTAATATACACTAACTCTGAACAATGTCAAGCAGTGTCATCGATCTCGTGACGGTAAAGCTCGATAATTTTCTGATGGTTGACGATGTTGTTGCGCAGCATCCCGTACAGTTCGCCCTCTATCGGCGAGCCTTTGATGTGTACCACGGTCATTGTGTTCTTCTGACCGGGGCGGTTGATACGGGCGTTTGCTTGTAGATACGTTTCTACACTGGTCACCGGGGCATACCAAACTATTGTGTCTGCTGCGGTAAGGGTTAGTCCGTGAGAAGCGGCTTGTGGTTGAATGATCAACACGTGGGGGTTGGTCTTCTCTTGGAAGTTCTTGATAATCTGACTGCGCTTGGACACCGGCACGTCACCGTTGATGATCTCGCACTCGATGCCGTGCTTGGTCAGGTACTGATTGATAATGTGTATGGTGTGGGTAAACGGCACGAACACTAGTACTTTGTGTGATGCCTCTTCGATCACTTCCTTGACTGCTTGCAGTCGGTTCTTGGCGTCGAAGTCCAATACTTCTTTGTTGTCGGTGTATACCGCACCACACGCAATCTGGAGCAGCTTGTTCAACTTAACTGCGGCGTTAACTGCTGTAATCTCCTCACCCGCTGCCTCGATTAGCATTTCCTGCTTTAGCTCCTTATAGTACTTGGCCTGTTGCGGCGTCATAGGAGCGTCACGGTCTGTGTAAATAACATCGGGCAAATCGAGGCAGTCGGCTTTGGCGAACCTAATCGCTGGTTGAAGCACCTTGTGGACTATCGCCGTTGCTTCCGGTTTGGGGACCCATCTGTACTCACTCACCGGAAACATAACTTGGTTCTTAAACTCAGCGAAGAACATCGGCAAGTTAGTCGGGCTGACTAGTTTAGCTAGCCCATAAGCATCCACGGGTGACTGCGCAGCAGGTGTACCCGTCAACATCCACAGTCCTTTGACCTTCTTCATGATGTCGCGCAGGGTCTTCCACCTAACTGTCTGTGCGTTTTTGTAGGCTGACGCCTCGTCCACTACGATCAAGTCAAACCCACCGTTGATGATCTCCTGCTTGACGATCTCAACCCCATCGAAGTTGATAACGACGTACTCGGCGATGCCCTTGATTACTTCCTTGCGTTTGCTAGAACTACCGTAAGCTACATCCACTCGGCGATGTACGGCAAACTTAAATAGGTCTTGCTGCCAAGCGGAGTGCATGATTGAAAGAGGGCAGATCACCAGCACGCGCCGTATCAACTGCTTCTTCATGAGGTAGTCGGTAGCCCATATAACCGACGCGGTCTTGCCTGTACCTTGCTCGTTGAAACAAAAAGCTTTCTTGTGCGAGGCTAGAAATGCCGCTGTCTCTTTCTGGTGGTTAAATGGCAGTAGTCCGGGCGGGCAGGGCCAGTTGTAGCCCGATAAATAATCTTGCATTTCCAATTACTTCTTCTCACCTTTGTGGTGCAGATTCCGACTACGGTTTTTGCTTGGGCTTTCTAGCTTGTAGCCATCAGCGTTGGTGCCACCTTTAGCCAAAGCCTTCACATGCGATACATCTTTACCTGCACGGTTTACCCCTTTCTGATCGAGTTTATTCCGAGCGCGTTGGCGCTCCATCCGATCCTCATGTTCGCCCCGTTTCAGTTCCATCTGGTACTCATGCTTGTACGGACGGGGGGTCTTGGTGTATGGCACGACTAACTCCTGTTGTGTTCGCAGGTTTTGACGGGGCAGAATCGGCAAAGGGGGCCGCTGATTGGGTTCCACACGCCACTAACAAACGCAGAACTCAGCCGTTGTAGGTCGGGCATCACCCCTTCCATGTAGCGTTCGCGGTCCTTGGCGTAGTGATCTTTGCTTACAAATTCGTTGCTAACCACAAACAACAAAGCCGACTTAATTTTTTGTACGACCGGAAACTTAGCGAACACGGCTACTGCCATGAGGTCTAACTGTTGCGTGTCAGCGTAGCGGGCGTTCTTGCTGGTCTTGTAGTCAACCATATGCGCTAAGCCTGTAGAAGAATCTACAATCAGCAGGTCAACGATACCGTGCCACCAAACGTTACTCGCATCAAAATCGCAGTACTCCAAGTCTCGGGTCAGCCCAAGCTTTATTTCGCAGTACTTCTCACCCTCAATCTTGTTAAGCGAGTCAAGAATGGGGTTCATGTAGCTGTACTTGTTTGGCACAGGCTTGCCATCTCGAACGTGCTCCTCCGCTGCTAGGTGTACGGCAGAGCCGTATAACGCCGACTCATGCGGGGTGTCAACAATGTCTTTAGCTACCTTTAAGTGGTAGTACTTCTTGGGGCATTGCTGAAACGTCTTCAGACTGCTGTGCGACCAAACGAAATCCATTTAGTTCTCTTGTAGCTGGTACTTGCGTTGATCCACTAGGTCTTTAATCAGAGCGCAAGTTAGTTTGGTTTCCGCTAGTGCGTCGTATGCTTGCTTGAGTGCCGCATCGTAATCCTTGCTCTGCATAGCCTCGTGTAGCAATCGTAGTGCGTTCTGAGCCATCAGCATAGGGTAGGTGTAGTCAGCCATTTGGTTCCTAAAAGGGGAGTGCAAAGTCGGTACTTTACACCCCCCGACCTACTTACTGATCGGTCTGTTCGTCAGTTTCTTCAGCTTCTTCAGCTTCTTCAGCTTCTTCAGCTTCTTCGTCCTCGTACTCTTCCTCAGCTTCTTCCTCAGCTTCTTCAGCTTCGTCGGCGAAGATGATTAATTCGGACTCGGACTCGGACTCGTAAACAGATTCGCTAGCAGCGGCTTCGCCATCAGCAATAGCGTCCACAAACGGTTGCATAGCGGACATATCCAACTCGGCCACATCGGCCTCAAACGTGATCGTTACTTTCATGACTGACTCCAAAAGTTATGCCGAGGTTCGGCTCGTCGATTGTACTTGGTCAATGTTTCGGAATTATGGCCTCGTTCTTTAGCCGCTTAACCTCTTGCGCTGACCGTCGCCCGTGTAAACCTTCGTCGGACTTCATGTAAAACGTGGTACCGGGAAATTCACAGCGGTACTCAATGATCATTCTTGATTGATATTGCGGCGTACAGTCTTCGCAGTAGCTATGCCCCGGAGATGGGTAACAGGACCGAGCGGCTTGCCGCCAAGCAGCGTATTGCTTAGCACTATCAAAGCATCGTGGGTAGGGTTCTTTCATTGCTTATCCAGTTGTTCTTTCCAGTTGTTCTTTAAGGCGATTGTGGAATGTATTTTCGGAGTCATCACCGCTTATCAGCCAATCAATGCGTTGCACATAAACGTAGGCTTCGCGTAGTAAATTTATGGCCTTGTTAAATTTCTCAATAGTTTCGTATTTGTACCTACAGTCCCAATCTTGATCTGCGTTTTCTAAAACTATTTGCTCAATGTTGTCGGCAATCTGTTGTAGTTCAAATTGCTTGTAATCAAAATATCCACCACTCATACAACCTCCTAAAATAATGCGTCAGGAACTTGGGACAAATCCAACTTGGGTTTACGTTTGCGCTTGATGCGCTCGACTATGTGAGGGTAGGGCGGCACGGTCCACACCCACCGGATCACTTGCCCTTCATCGTCAAGGATTCCGTATCTTTTCATCCGGATCTTCCATAGCTTCAAAAAGCGCCGACTGCACGTTGTGTGATAAATCTTCTAGCTGATCATGGCGTAGAACTTCAAACCCTAAGTCGTTGTCACAAGCCCTTCGGCGCATTGTGTTTTCAGCGTCGGCCCATACTTTTTTCCAACCTTCATTCCAATCGGTCATGTCATACCAACCAAGATAAGCCGATGCTCCTTCGGCCCTTCCAATCACGTAAAACCGGACCATGCCGTTTTTGTTTGGTATTCCGTTCATGGGTTTTTCTCTTTCATCTAAGCATTTCTGCCAAGTTTCGTTGACTTCATCTTTCATCTCAGCGCGGGATATTGGTCTGCTCATTCTTCCCCCCAAGTTCCGTCGAGCCATTGGTCAAGCATCTTGTGAAGCTCTGCCCGTTGGCGTTCTCCGACCGTCCGCCCATCATCGGTCACAAGGTCATTCCGGACGATCATCTGAAAGTCGCCCCCGCCAGTGAACTCGATGAAGTGACCGGATGTCCGAATGCCAATCGACCTCAGTGGATTTTCAAGGCCGCCCCAAAGGACTGTACTAGTCTCTCGTATCATTTCTCTCTCCTTGTTGCTTCTTTAAACCTCATAAGTATTTCCTGTCCAATTTACATCCCAAGTTATTTTCTCTTTGACCAACACAACCCCGGAACGCAACAGTCTGTCGAAGTGGTCATCCGTTGAAGGGATGCACTCGGCGTAATGCGTCCAGTCAGGGCGGGTGATGAGCTTTACATCATCAAAGGTGCGTCTGTCCGGAGGCTCAAATGGGGTGGACATAACATCCCCCGCATAAGCAATAGCATTTGCCCATTGCCATCCATTTGATTTACCCCGTTTGCGTCCCATCACGCCACTTTGTCCTTGAAACCACTTGGGGCTAGTCGTTTATGGCAAGCCTCGCATTTCCAGCGAAACCCGTTACCCTTTGATGTTGGGACTTTATGGACCGCTGGATTTACTCGGCACTGCTGGCAGTTGTGGGTCATTCTGTTTCCGGTGGGATAACGTAATTAGGTTTATTACCAGAAAAGGTTTTGACCGGCCTAGACATCTGACCAGCTAGGAACGCAGCCTTGTACGCACCATCGTTGGTATTAGCTCGCATCAATTGTTCCTTGAGGTGGTTAATCTCAAACTGAGATTGTTCATTTGCCGCATCCCATGCCGCAACCCATGCCTCGTACATGTGTGCTTCTAACGGGTTGTAGCTACCAGCCGGGGTGTTTTTACCGTGAACGATTGACCACCACTCACGCCAAGCCTCAGACATTTTGTTCTTCATTTGTACCTTCCGTATATTTAGCCCAAACTTCTTTGGGCAGTTCAATTGTCATTACGCGATAATTGCAAAATTCGCACACTCTGCGACGTTCAACCCAGTCAAAATCTCTAGCGGTATCTTTCCATTGCCGAGTATCTTTGGTCTTCATTGGCTCTAAGCATTCAGGACATTTCAATTAACACTCCCCATAACTATGGCCGTAGCCCGATTCACAATTAAGCGGTAGATCTTGCGCCCACTCCGGACGTAAGCGCATACATAATTCAACGTATTCCTTAGCTAGTTCTGCTTCCCCCTCTGGAACAATGCACGCCACGGCGTCATGCACAGTCATGACCACGCGGTACTTCTTAGCAATCATTAGCATCTGCCCGCCGATTACGATACGGGCGAGTGCTTGGCATAGGTTCTCAACTACTTTCCCACCGTATATCCGTGTAGGTATAGCCGCCTTGCCTTTCTTGGTGTCGTAAAGCAGTTCGCTTTTGCCGTCTTCCTGCTGTACTTTGCGAATGTTGGGGTACTTAATAAGAAGATCGTTGGGCAACCTGATTCCGTTTTTGCCTTCAATTTTAAGTAGCCCGTCGCGGCCTAGGGCCGAAACTTTATTACCCATCATGTCCGTCAGCGCGTCGTGAGCGTCACCCCATAGCTCAGGGATCTTGGGGTAGGTCTTACGGTATACGTCAATAATGCGTTTACATTCCTCAATGGGCGTATCAACACCAAAGTTTTTAAGTTGGGTTTGGAACTTCGTAGCCCCCATTCCGTACCCCGCACCGAGAATTGTGGTCTTGCCTACGAACCGCTCTTGCTTGGTGATATCTCCAATTGGCTTGTCATATATAGAAGAGGCCATGATTTTGTACACGTCCTCGCCATTAGTAAACGCAGTTAACAGATCCTCCTGACCAGCCAGCCACGCAACGATCCGCGCCTCGATCTGGGCTGAGTCCGCGTCCAATATGACATAGCCGACTGGGGCAACGATTGCATGTTTTAACGGGCTGTTGCGGGGAAGGTTCTGAAGGTTGAGCTTGTCGTCACCACCCCACCGTCCGGTATGGGCGGCGTAGTATCGGAGGGGAACTGGCATAGGCCCACGTTGAGCGATGGCAATGAACCGCTCGGTCCGGGTCTCTTCAAGCGTGGACTTCACACCAAGCCTTGCGGCTACGATATTTTGCACAACCGTAAGTGGATGCTCAAGTAGGGCTTTGAACTTCTCGTCGGTCTTGGAGAACGCCCAAGTTTGTTTATCAGTAGCAGCACTAATCTTAGTTGGTGGTACTACGCCTACCTTAGTTAAAATCTCAGCGAGCTTTGGGTTGCTCATCAAGTCGTCTCGCGCATACCCCGACCTTTCCAAAACCTCCATTAACGTATCTTTAGAAGCCCTAACATTTGTTAGGTGTTCCTCAAGTAGATTGGAGTTGAGCTGCAACACAGGCTCGGAGAACATCTTGATCGTCAGGTCAATCAAGCGAAGCTCGACCTTTGGGAACCCGTCGGCCATACATTGGAAGAGCTTGTAGGTGAGCGCGGTGTCGTTCTTGCAATACTCACCGTACCGAGCGAGTTCAGCGTCGGTGAAGTCCACCCTACGTTTGCCTTGTGCCGCAACAACCTCGTTACCCTTAACTCCGATATCGTAGTAGTCGGCTAGTACTTTAAGACTCCCGCCCACCTCAATACCGTGTATAGCGCGAGCCATACTAAGAGTATCGAGCCAACCCCTAGGGTTAACACCAAAGCTCCAGCCCAAGATAGCAGCATCGAACATAGCGTTGTGGGCGAGCGCCAAGTTCTCTTCAAAGTTGTATTGCTCAAGGAAAGCCTTTGTCTGCGCGTGCGTACCTGAAAACCACTGCGGCTCATCGGTGTCCACTTGCACCGACACACCGATCACCTCAAACTGCTCGTCCCTTACGTATTCTTCCGTAGTCAGTTTGCTCAGCGAAAACTTGTTATCGTAATAGGTTTCAAAATCGATGGTGAGGATTTTCATTTGGTTAGTTTTTTAAAATTAGGAATCCTAGGGTCCCTGCCTTTACCTGCTTGATAGCCGCGTTCTGATTCCTCGTCCGTATCATCTTCTTGGTCTTGTACTAGCAGCGTAGTCATAACTAGCGTCTCAAACTGCTGACGCCGCACCTGCTTAAGCGCGTCGTACATAGCGGCCTTCTCAGGCTCGGTCATGATGTCCTTGAAGTTTTCCTTGAAGATAAAATTCCATCGTCCCGCGTCCCCAAAGAACTCCTCTGGGTGTGACGTCATACGGTTAACAATTGCTTGAACTCCGCTCGAAATGCTCATTACGGCTCCAGTATTTGGGCTAAGTCGTTTAGGTTGCTCTCGTTGATCACCAGCGCCATGCCCCCGCATTCGCGGATTGTGCGTAGGTGTTTGTCTTGCAGGGCTGTCGTTGTGCCCTTACCCGCCTTGGCTTCGATAGCTAGGAACTGACCCCGCATACAGCAGAGAAAGTCAGGCACGCCGCTATTGCCGTACATAGTTCCAATAGGCATAGCGTAGTACACACTGTGCTTCTCAAGGAGAGCTTTGATCTTAGCTTTGACCTTGGACTCGGGGGTTGACGCCATGTAAACTCCTCTTCAGACCCACCTACTATACCACACAACTGGACAATGTAAAGAAGAGCGGGAACTGGTTTAGCCCGCTCAGCGCGGACAAAAAAAGACCGAGCACTTGGCTCGGCCTTCAAGGGGAACCTAACAAATGTTAGGGCGAGGTGCTCAAAACATCCTGCAATTTAGCGGCGTACCAAGCCAGCTTACCGGCATCAAGGACTGCGGCCCCCTTGCTACCAATACGTGAGCCGTACTTAAGTACGTTGCCCTTCAAGTAACCAACAAACTCATCGCGGGTGAGCTTGGCTTGGATGAAGTCAATCGTCTCGATCCCACCCACCATGTAGTGAGGAGGATGATCGACCATGTTGACCGCCAACGGCTTGACCTTGGGCAGTGTATCGGGACGCTGGAGCATCTCGGTGATCTTGTCGTACACAGTAGGGGCTTTACTTACTGCCGCTTTTTTCTTCTTGGCCTTGAGCCTATACATACGATCTTTATCGTACTTCTTGACTGCATATATCAAAGAAACCTTTACCCCCAACGCTTCGGCTACCTTAGCGGCCTTCTCTTTAGGGTTAGTACGGAGGTATTCACGGATCTTCGCGCTCATCGAGAGCTTTTTAGGTTCAATATTCGGTACCACTTGGGACTCCACTAGTTTGGTTACGGACGTAGTCGGCAAGAATTTCACGCATCTTGGCTTGCTTGCTGGTAGGGTGGTGCAGAGCAAAGTACTCCACAATCTCCCTACTCAGACGCAGGCTCGTGCTAAAGAGGGCTGGCTTCTTGCCAAGACCACGCCCCTTTCGCTTTGGTTTATCAGGCTCCATAAGGTTCCTTCCTCTTCTGGATGTGAGTGGCTAAGATCCATCGGTCACCCAATTGACGAACCGATTTCACCCATTGCTTTTGATTGTGGCGTTGCGTGTGCATGGGAACATAGTCCACGGCAAACAACTCCCGAACGTGCTTTAGCATCCGTATATCCATGACTCTCTCCTAACATTTGTTAGCGTTATTGGGCGACTTCGGGCGTGATGATGAAGGTTGTATCGCTAGCTCGAAACCCCATGCCTTCGATACATTGGCCTTCGTCCACTAGCTTGAGCATACCTAGCTTGCGGCGTATGTCCTCGGACAGGTCTTCATCTGTTGAAGTTGATATTGTATCACCAACCTTGACAATGTAGTGTGTATCTTCTTTGATGATAAAAATAGTTTTCCTAGACTCGTGCAGATCACAGACAAACTTGAAGGTGCTATGGTCGAGGTTGTGCTTATCCACGATGTTCCGAGCAGTTAGTGCTGAAGGAAATTGCCCTACGTACAAGTCCATGTTAGCTAGTATGAAGTCCTCGGCTTTGTCGAAGAACTTCTTCTTGGCTTTTTGGAGTTCGCCAACCACGTTCCAGTTGGCAGTCATAAGGCTGTTAGCCGCAGCAACCCCCAGCTTCTCAACCTTCTCGGCGTCGGGCATACGATAGAAGTTCTTGCGTATCATCATCGTAGCTTTCTTGACATCCTCAGTACGATACGAACGCCCGCTCTTGCGACCCGCCGATACCCTGTCGTTCTCTACATAGACCTTGTAGCTACGGCCAACGTAAGTAATACCAACGCTACCAAGACACTCGTTGCCTTCGTAGATAAAGAAGTCGGTGATGATCCGAACATCTTTACCATCCTCAGTCTGGCTAAGCCCCCTTGTGTGTTGCGGTACGAACGTCCAAGGCTTGTCTTTCAACGGGAACAGAACTTCGTAGACTGCCAAGTTAGTCTGGTAACTGTAGTCCTTCATGTTCAGGGGCTTCTTATCTATCGCTAGCTGTACGTTGGGTAGGCTAAGTAGATTGTGATTGACGTTGTATCCGCATTGAGAAATTGCCATCATGCTGACTCCTTACATTTGTTAGGTCTGGGTGGACTTGTGAACTTACCAATCAAACTTGCTGAGGATCGAATCGACCTTGGCCTTCATCGACTCACGCACCATCGGTGATTCTTTGATCACTTCAATATCTGCACCGACCAACGTAACCTCTAGCTGACGTCGAGCGTCCTCCAGCTTTGGATCATTAGTGATGTTGAGCTTGGTCAAGAGGCCACACAGTTCTTGGGCGTTAGTGATCAGCGACTCGTGATACCGCCGCTTCGGACCATCATCGTCGGTGACAGGCTCATCCGTTAGCTTCTCGCTAATACCTACCAACGTAGAGTGAAGTCGCTCCCACGGCTCACGCATCGCATCGACCATGCGGCTATTGAAGTCTTGCTCATACGTAGCTTTGATGGACTCCAACTCCTCGTTGTTAACGTCCAGTCGGAAGTCGCCCGCCTCTGGCAGAGGTGAGTACACGTAGCGGAACCCAAACTTCGCACGCACTTCTTCAAGCGATGGGTAGTCTTCGGGTTTGTGCAGCTTGCCCAACCTAGTCGGCGCGTCGATCACAAGTTGCGGGTACGCAGTAAAGAACATGTTGCACAACCCGTTGAACTCGGCCTCGGCTTGGTTGATAAAGGACTTGTGCTCCATGAACAACTTGGTTGCAAGCAAGCGATCACCCTTGTCTGCCCACGGTAGGGTCAGCTTGAGATTGGTGACACGGCACTTGGCCGCGAACTTTTCGATGTTCTTACGTAAGTGCGTACCTGCAAACAGGTTCTTCTTGGTCTGTGACGCATCGTGTGTAGCCAAGGCGTCGTTGTTAACTTGGTCGGTGACCTCACGGTCGATCTTCGATGCGGGCCACACGCTGATGTTGAGGCTTACCAATACTGCTGATGATGCAATGCTCATGCTCTACTCCTTAGGTTTAATTACGAACACGACTAACAATTGTTAGGACTTCTCGGGTTTACCAGCCAGCTTCGCCATGTTGTACAGCGAGTCGGGCAAGACGCGAATATTGAAACGTTCATCATTGTTGTACACGTGGTGCGTGTTGTCCTGCCCACCACCGTGGTACTTCTCCTCATACATCTCTGCCCTACTGACAATCTCAGCAAGGATAAGAGCGTCCTTAACGTCCACCACGTAGGACTTGTAGCCCATCTCAAAAGTTACCTTCGCCATTTCAGTTCTCCACGTGAACAGTTTTACCAATAGGAGAAACCACTTGGTTGCCCCCAACGATGCACCACAGAACCGGACACGGCCATGCACCACCCCAATCAGAACCAACGTAGCCATCGGTCAGAACCACGGCGCATTCAGGTTCGATGCGATGCTTACCCATATACTTGGTGATGCAAGACGGTGAAGTACCTCCTCCACCTTTCGGTCGAGTTGATTGAATAAGATTAGAAGAATCAGTGCCGGTATAAGTTTCATGTGCCGCTACCTCAGAGTCCCAGTAAATAAGATCAATCACTTCAGGGCTAACCAAATCACAGATAGAACTAACTTCTGTTAGGAAGCCGTTAAGCTCCGGACCCCCGATAGACCCGCTTGTGTCTACTGCGATAAGGATTCGACCAACCCGCTCCGAGATCATCGTCGGCAGATATACGTCCGAGCCAATGAATCTACGGTTGGGGCGTCGCCAGCTTGAGTTGTCCTTACCAGCACACACGGAACGGACGAACTCGGCCAAGACCTCACGCCAGTTAACCTGAGGTTTGAGCATCTCGCCTAAGTCACGCGCCAGTCCACCTGCCCCTTCACCGTTGAGCTTGCGATCATTGATGATCCCTTGACGGATGGCTTGGTCAATCTCACGCTCAAGCTCCTTAGCTTCGTCCTCGCTAAGTTCTTCAGCTTCGTCCCACCCATGCTCATCGAACCCCTCCTCGTTGGGGTTACGCTCGTCCCCACCTTCGCCGACTCCCTCTTCTTTGAGAATGTCGAACACCTGCTTGGAGTTCATCCCACGGAACCGCTCATCGACCAGCCCCATGATTTTCCCCTTCATCGGCCCATCCTTGTATCTAGGCATGGCGATGTGCTCCTCGATTGGGTCGAGGTCACGCAACATGATGTTAATGACGTAGTCACACGCCATATTCGCCAGCTTGTGATTCTCCTTGTGCAGCTTGCGCCACGTAGTGAGGTGCCGATACATCTTGTGGCCCACCTCGTGCAGTCGCACAAACGCCAACTCCTTCTCGTCTAAGCTCTTCACAAACGCACGCCCATACATCTCGTCGCGCCCGTTGGTCTTGGCAGTTGGGACGTTGTCGGCGATGTAGGTTTTCCCAACCATCAATAGGCCGCTCAACAATGCGAACTTAGGGTTACGTATGAGAGTGATAGTCACTCGCTGGAGCTTGCGCTCCTCGGTCATGGCGTTAGCTAACATTTGTTAGTTCTCCGGTTGTGTTGATTACAGAAGGTCTTGGTTGGCAGCGACCCAATCACTAAAGGCTTTGTTGCCAAACGCAATGCTCTGCTTGGCTTTGTTCTTGGCAATGTTGATTGCGAACGATGCTTGCCACTCGGGACTGAAGCGACCCAAGTACTCCATGAACGCAGTCATCGTCTCTCGCTGAACCTTAGCGATAGCACCGTACACGGTAACTGCACATGCACCGGGCATGTCAGGTACGTTCGCCCCCTTGGGATTGGCAATGATCGACTCCCACGCTGGTAGCTGGTCGGCGTAGGCAATGAAGGCTTGAAGATCACGAGCAGCAGACTCACCCACCGTACCCGTAAGGGCAGCAATCGTTGCGTCTACGGAATTGTTCGCACGTTCAACCACGATATTGCTCGCCAGCTCAAGTGTGCGTGGACATACGTACGCAGACTGAACGGACTTAGGATTGAAGATGTACGGGTTGTCCCCTGCACCACCATCGAGGTAACTCGCCAACACCTGCGGATACCGATGCACCCAAGCACACACCTCGGGAGCGATACCACCTTTACCCTGCGCCCAGTCGAGCCATTCTTCTGATGAAGGTTTACGCACCACAACCCGAGTAACACGTGCCCGAGTATGGGCAGGGAGCGAGTCATTAACACCATCGGATTCAAGGTTACCAGTCAAGAAGATGATCGACCCAGTCGGCACCGACACATCACCGAGTCGAGGGTTCACCACCTCAAGTAGTGGGTGGAGCATGTTCTTCACCGGGGTCGCACCCTTGCTGAACTCGTCGAGCATGATGCACACGGGCTTGCCCGCTTCTAGCTTGAACCTACTGTTGGGGTAGTACTTGGTTGTCTTGGTGGTGTGATCGACCACCGGCATGGCGATGTCACCCAAGTCCATGTTAGGCACATCAATGTAGGCATAGTCCATGCCGACCCGCTCGGCGAGACGCTTGAGCATTGAGGACTTACCGATCCCCGGCTCACCGGCCAGAAGGAAACGGTTACTGCGGATACTTGCGATGAGGCTCTCGGCCTCGGACAGGGTTACGGTCTTACCAAAGTTGACTTCTTGCTTAGCCATGATGAACTCCTAATTAACTAACGACACTAACGAACATCTAACAATTGTTAGGTAAGGGCTAACCCCTACCTGCTTCTAACGAATTCCCACTCAAGTATATATTATACCACAAAGTTATCCCAATGTCAAGTTTTTAGCCATGCTCTCTGTCCAACCACTGGGTGTAGTTCCAATTGGGCACCTGCCCCTGCTTGAATGTGACTAACTCAAACACCTCCTTGCTATGCCATTGAAAGAGCAGTCGGTCCAAGGTCTTTGAGAAGTCGGTTGGTACGCAGCGTATGTACTTCTCACCACCTACCGTAGCTCCAACACCGCAGCTATATGCAACCAACAGGAACCCCATGTGGAAGCTCTCGTGCTTCTCTCCCTCACCCCTAACAAATGTTAGGAGCCGCTCCATGTTTGCAACCCACTCGGCGTGGCGGTTACGTGTGACCTTCTTGACCTCGCCCCCGCTCCAGTCGTTCTCCTCCGTCACACCAATCGGTGGCTTAAAGAGCAGGAACTTACTGCGTTGGGGTGCGTACATCTCGCCGGTCTTTGGGTGTATTGGCACTACAACTAGATCCATCTCTGACAGTGGGATGTCGATTACTTTGGCTGTGCGCACGTTGTGGTAAGCCCGCTCGTAAAGCTCCTCTGTACGCAACGACACCATCGCCTTCACGTACCTGTAGAACTCACCGTACTGCTTACGTATGGCGTTAGTAGCTTTACGATTAAGCCGCCACCCCTGCATAGCCGCTTCGCTAACAATTGTTAGGGCTCCATCCTCTGGCTTGACGACCAACGGCACACCTACTGTGAGCGCAACTTTCTCACCACTTTTGAACGTCAACCTCAACGCACGTTTGTGCATGTCTGCGTCGGCGAGGTAGTTCCACAGCAGGTTCCTAATGAAGTACGCCTCGGTTACGTCCCCCCACCGCAGGGCTTTGCCCGACGGACCCATGCCAGACACAAGCTCGATAGTGCCGTCGGGTTTGTACGTAACGATTGGTCTGTCGTACAGGTAAGCTACGATGTTCTCGCCTTGCTTACGTATGTCGAACGCGAGGTGGTAGCGCCGCTCACCCAACGGAATACGCTTAGTACCTCTTATAGGCAGAGTTAGGTTGATGTACCTGACCGCGCTCTCGTAGCTATCTAGTGGCTGGATTGAGTCATAGCTTCTGTAACTCATAGCACCCCCGACACAACAAGAGTTAATAAAACAACCAGCCCCACGGCTGAGATGACACCAATCACGGTGTCCCACTTGTCACTGCTCATCATCAAACTCCTCTATTTCGTTTTGGACTTGATTTAGTTTGTCTACCAATGCTTGTAGCTGTTGCACGTCTGCGAGTAACTCCGCTCGCCTCTCGTCCCTGTAGTCTTTGGGCTTCATCTCGTCAACCAGATCCCGTACCTCCTGCTCCAACTCAGCCCTAACATTTGTTAGGTCCTCAATCATCACGGCACGCTTGTCGCTGTGTTTACCTGCGTTGCGCCTAGGCTTGGTTATCAAATCACGCACCACGGGATTCCTTTTCATACTTCCTCCACCTCTTGTTGCACCTCGATTAAATAACCCAGTCGGCGAATACCATCTAGCGTCGCACGTGTAAGCGTGCTGTGGCCTGCTATGTCGGCGAAGATTTGGGCTCTTGGGCAGGCTGGATACACGGTCTTATTGCCGTATATATTTCTAACCCGTACGGTAATTTTTAGTTCCATGCTTCCTCTTACGTTGGTTGGTACAGACTAACAATTGTTAGGTTTTTTACGCGGTCCTTACTTCCTTGGGGTTCGTTTGCTTGAGCGTTGCAAAAGCGGATTCAGCAGACACATACATATACCCGCCCTTGCTGTACTCCTGAATAACGGTCCATGACTTGCGCTCGATCTTGGCTTGCTCTTCACCGCACCAAAGGCAGAGGGTTTTGATCTCGGCACGCGCAGGGGGTTCGATCTCTTCACCACATAGTCGGCAGTCGCTCATGATTGTGCTCCGGCTCCAAATAGTTTTCTGACTTCCACAGTACCCATAGAGGTGTAACCCCATTTGCTGAACTCACCGTCGATCAGCGTGAAGAAGCACGCCCAGTGAGAGGGATCTAAGTGATTGGTCTTGGCGGCTTTGAGTAGGTAGAGCATTTTGGTCTCGGCTTGCTGGCCTATCGGTGTCATGGTGAGTTGGGGTCGGTGGGCGGTGTGCAGGTTGCAAAAGCGAAAGAAGGTGTGCGGGTCGTGTTGGAGTGCGTCTAGTTTGTTACGTCTAACGGCAGGTTTGGGCAGGGGTTTGGGTTGAACTTTCGGTGGTGCTTTGTTATCTAACATTTGTTAGGCTCCGGTGAGGGTTGGTGACTTCGGGACAAACTTTTACTATACCTATATTATACCACAAAGTTATGCTTATGTCAAGTTTTTAGGGAAGCAGGGAGCTGAGTGTTTTCGGCAGGGATGTTATGGATGTTATGGAAAGTGATGAAATGTTACGTAAAGTTACGAAAATAAAAAAACTCGTAACACGAAAATTTGGCTCAACCATGCGGGTTTGAGGGTATATGTTATATAAATAGTGAAAAAACGAAAAAGAGGGTACGTAGGAGTTATTTAAAAGAGAATGACCTGCTGAGGGGTGTGCTCGAACACGAAAATTTCACGCTCTCTCAATCGTAAAACAGCGTAACATATAACAGATGGCTGGAAACCCGCATGGTTGAGCCATTCTTGGTCCATTACGTACATAACTTTAGTATGATCTGGGCATAACTCGTAACATCGCCCCCTGCAACTAACAAAAGTTAGGACGACTTGGGGCTACCGCCGCACAGGGAACTGGTTTAGTTACGTTTTTTACCCCTGTTTTTCGCTTAACAAGTCGAAAAACGTTCTTTATACTCTGCTACGCAGAGCCGGTTGAACGAAAACGAAGCAAAACCAACCAAACGTAACATTGGCATATGCCAACTTGGGACTACCGCCCTCGTGCTGGCTAAAGCCATCCTTGGGACTACCGCCGCACAGGGAACTGGTTTAGCTGGTATCTCAGCAAGACCTAACAAAAGTTAGGATGGACGCAAAAAAGCCCAACCTAACAAATGTTAGGTCAGGCCGAAAAAAAGCCCCGCAATGCGGGGCCGAGTAGGTCAGGGTTGGGTTAGCGGCGGGGTTGCCCCCAAGTTACCTTTACGAAAGTGTCGTAATCCTTTCCAACCCTTGCGGGCATGATCCAGAGCGGGATCAGACTTGGAAGCCGCTCGGATGGACTTGCGATGAAAAGCAGAACCTTGAGCAGAAAAGAATCGGCGCGGACTAGCATGATGTTCCCCTTATGTTGGTTGGTGCAATCTAACATTTGTTAGGTTCGGGGGGCTCGCAACCCCCCGCCCTACTTAGCCGAGTGTGTCGGTATCGCCGCCCATCTGCTCGAACGCATCCATCAGGGCCTCTTTGACGTTCGACCATGGGGTGTCGATGTCAGCCTCCTCAGCCTTGAAGATCCGATTGATGATCGTCTTGAGATCCGCAAGGTTCTGCGCATCGACTTGCGCCCCCCCCGTGACACGGTTCTGAGTCTTGACGCGCCCGGAGGCATCCTTGACGCGCCCCCAGTAGACGTCAATCGTAGGTTTGTCGAGCCCCCGCTGAGAAAAGGCATCGACAAACTTCGCACGCTCGCCCTTGACGCCCTTGGCGAGTGCGCCCTTGAGATCGAACCAAGGCGTTGTGATCTCGCCCTGAGGGTTGACCAGATTAAACTCACGGCACATGGCCGAGGCATAGTTACGGATTAGATCGCCCGTACCCTTGACGCCTGAGGCGAGTGCATCGCGGGTTGCGTCGAGGCTGAGGACGGGGGCGGTGGTGGTGGTTACGTTCACGTGGAACTCCTGAAAAACAACCCGGAGGACTGCGCCGGGGAATCGCAATCGACTCACAATCGATGGATGCATTAGACCATATCGCACCACAAAAAGCAAATATTTCGTGATCGAAATTAAACCTAACAAATGTTAGGTTCTGGCTGAAACAATGGGGGAAAAAATCGGCTCAAACCGAACCCCACCCATCCCCCACCCCCCAAAGAGGCCAGATCGGAGTCCCGTTTCCCCTCACACTGTGTTCCGTACATTCGATTACCTTTTTTAAAAACACCCCCCACTAAAAATATTTAGTACCCCCAAATACCCCACCCCCTTTCTACAGGGAAACACCCCCCTTTGGAGTCCCATATACTTGTGCTAGACTAAGTATAGTTTTTCATTGGTGCTACTTTCCCGATGATTGAGTTACAGCCAGAATCCAACCATCCAATTCCGTTTGACCTTTCCGATGAGCAGCCCAAGACGCATAAAGATGCGGTTGCGGTAGCTGTAAACACGGCATCTCTGCTTGAGCAACTCGGCGGAGATATCCACTATTCGGATGATGATTTACACAAAGCCGCCGCATTAATTAACGGGGTGGATAAGTCCCCCGTGCCTAGGCATTTGACTGTGCCTGCGGAAGCAAAAGCAGTATCCCTGCTGATTAAACAGTTTGATTTCCAAGCGTTTGCTGACGCACAGCAAGCACGCAACTACATCACTAACAAGCTATTGAAGCTAAGTGACTGCGGTGATCCTAAGCTGGAATTGAAAGCGTTGGAGCTGCTAGGCAAGCACAGCGATGTGGGTCTGTTTACAGAACGCAGCGAGATTACTGTGATGCACAGCACGAGCAAAACGCTGGAAGACAGTATTAAAGATAGGATTAGGCGGCTCCTTAACGCAGATGTAATTGATGTGCCGCCCCTCACCGCCGAGCTAGACGAGCCCGAGCCTGAACTAGAGCTTGAGTTAGAGCAAACTCAGGAGGAAGAAGATGGGGCGGATTGACGAAGTGACACTGCGGGACATCCCTAGCGTGCTCGGCAAGCTGTCGGATTCGGACTTGCGCGTGCTTGAAGCTCAGCTAACTAAGCTTGAGAAGCTAAAAGAGCGCGACCTTTGCCAAGATAAGTTCATCAAGTTCGTAGAAAAGGTGTGGCCCACGTTCATTTCCGGTCGGCACCATAAGATTATGGCTGCTGCCTTCGAGCGAGTGGCCAAGGGGGAGCTAAAACGGCTGATTATTAATATGCCGCCCCGCCATACTAAGAGTGAGTTCGCCTCTTACCTGCTCCCTGCTTGGTTTTTGGGCAAATACCCAGACAAAAAGGTGATCCAAACATCTCACACCGCTGAATTAGCTGTCGGCTTCGGTCGAAAAGTGCGAAATTTGGTGGATTCCGACGTTTACGGCAACATTTTCCCCCACCTTAGCCTGCAAGTGGACTCAAAAGCCGCTGGTAGATGGAACACCAGCAAGGGTGGTGACTATTTTGCTATTGGTGTGGGGGGTGCAGTGACTGGTAAGGGTGCTGACCTACTAATAATAGATGACCCACACAGCGAGCAAGAGGCTGCACTAGCTGCTACCAACCCTGAAGTCTACGATAAGGTGTATGAGTGGTACACCTCTGGGCCAAGGCAGCGTTTGCAGCCGGGGGGAGCTATTGTTGTGGTGATGACACGCTGGGCTCAGCGTGATCTAACGGGCCAAGTGATTAAATCCAGCGCCCAGCGCGGGGGTGAAGAGTGGGAGGTGATTGAGTTCCCTGCCATTATGCCCTCGGGTAAACCCTTATGGCCTGAGTTCTGGTCCCTTGATGAGCTGTCTGCACTCAAGGAGGAGCTACCTAATAGTAAGTGGCAAGCGCAGTACCAGCAGAACCCTGTTGGCAACGAGTCGGCTATTGTTAAGCGGGACTGGTGGAAGATTTGGGAGAAGGATGAGCCTCCTCCGTGTGACTACATCCTTCAGACGTGGGATACGGCGTTTGAAAAGCACCAGCGTGCTGACTATTCCGCAGGCACAACGTGGGGTATTTTTTACAACCCAGAGGACAACAACCGCCCAAATATCATTCTGTTAGACACGTACAAAAAGCGTGTTGAGTGGGTTGAGCTAAAGCGCGATGTGTTGGAGCAGTACAACCAGTGGGAGCCAGATGGGATGCTGATTGAGAAAAAGGCTACCGGCGCTCCATTGATATATGAACTACGAGCAATGGGTATTCCCGTGCAGGAATACACACCGAGTAAAGGACAAGATAAGATTGCCCGGTTAAACTCAGTAAGCGACATAATTGCATCAGGTAAGGTTTGGGTGCCACAGACTCGTTGGGCAGAAGAGCTGGTCGATGAGATTGCGGCTTTTCCTTCAGGCGAACACGACGACTTAGTGGACGCCACTACTTTGGCTTTGATGCGCTTCCGACAAGGTGGTTTTCTGCGGCTACCTACAGATGAACCGGAAGAAATTAGGTTGTTTAAGGGTTCCCGCAGGACTTCTTTCTACTAAGGACTACAGATCAATATGGCTTCCAATTCAATGATGCCTTCTATTTCCCAAGCTCCTATGGGCCTTGATAACTTGGAAATGGATGATGCTCCTGCTATTGAGATCGAGATTGAGGACCCGCAAGGGCTAAAAGTGGGTGTTGATGGGGTTGAAATTGACCTTATGCCCGACACAGGCGAGGCTGGGGATGATGAATTTGACGACAACCTAGCTGAATATATTGATGAGGGCGAGCTAGGGAAGATTGGTTCTGAGATTACCGCTTTGATTGAGGCCGACATAACCAGCCGTAAAGACTGGACAGATATGTTTGTGCGGGGCTTGGAAGTGCTGGGGATGCGCTATGAAGAGCGCACGGAACCTTGGAATGGCGCATGTGGTGTGTACTCCACCATCCTGACTGAGGCTGCTGTACGGTTTCAGTCCGAGACGATCATTGAGACGTTCCCTGCTGCTGGCCCAGTTAAGACCGAGATCATTGGGCAAGTGGATAAAGCCAAGGAAGATGCGGCTGAGCGTGTCCGTGCTGACATGAACTACCAACTGACTGAGGTGATGGTCGAGTACCGCCCAGAGCATGAGCGGATGCTGTTTAACTTAGGTCTGATCGGGTCGGCGTTTAAGAAGGTTTACTTTGACCCGACGCTTGGGCGGCAGGTGTCGATGTTTGTGCCTGCTGAGGATGTAGTTATTCCTTACGGTTCGAGCGGTGCTCGCAGTGCCGAGCGGGTTACGCATGTGATGCGTAAGACTGAGAATGACATCAAGAAGCTACAAGTAGCTGGGTTCTACGTTGATATTGACTTGGGTGAGCCAATTCGTACGTACACGGACGTAGAAAAGAAAAAGGCTGATGAGCAGGGGTATAGCCTAACTGAAGATGATCGGTACCAGATCTACGAAGTGCAGATTGACTATGACCTGCCGGGGTATGAGAACGAAGATGGTATAGCCCTGCCGTACATCATCACGATTGACAAGGGCACGAGTAAGGTCCTATCCATCTACCGTAACTGGAGGGATGGGGATGATAAACACCAGAAGCGTCAACACTTCGTGCAATATGACTATGTTCCGGGCTTTGGTGCGTATGGCTTTGGGTACATACATTTAATTGGTGGGTACGCACGCGCAGGCACGTCTCTTATTCGCCAGCTTGTTGACGCCGGTACGCTGTCAAACCTACCGGGGGGACTGAAGTCTCGTGGGCTGCGGATCAAAGGCGATGACACACCAATTGCTCCGGGTGAATTCCGCGATGTAGATATTCCTAGTGGGTCGGTCAGGGACAACATAATGCCCCTGCCATATAAAGAACCAAGTCAGGTTTTGGCTGGTCTGCTGGATAAGATTACGGAAGAAGGGCGCAGGCTTGGGTCTATTGCTGACATGAAAGTCAGCGACATGAGCGCTAATTCCCCGGTCGGTACCACATTGGCTATTCTTGAGCGTCAACTCAAGACCATGTCGGCTGTGCAGGCCCGTGTGCATTTCTCAATGAAGCAGGAGTTCAAGCTCCTTAAAGCCATTATTAGGGATTACACCCCTACCGCATACGAATACAAGCCAGAAACAGGTGATCGTAAAGCCAAGCAAGAAGATTACGACATGGTGGAAGTTATTCCCGTGTCTGATCCCAATAGCGCGACGATGGCTCAGCGCATTATGCAGTACCAAGCTGTTATTCAGCTTGCTGCGCAAGCCCCTCAGATTTACAACTAGCCTGTTTTGCATAGGCAGATGATTGAGGTTTTGGGGGTTAAAAACGCCGATAAATTGGTTCCAGTTGAAGATGACCAACAACCTAAAGACCCGATCAGCGAGAACATGGGATTCCTTAAAGGAACCCCTACAAAAGCGTTTATATACCAAGATCATGATGCTCATATTGCAGCGCATCAATCATTTATGCAAGACCCAATGATTGCGCAAACGGTTGGACAAAATCCTATGGCGCAACAGATGTCTGCTGCTATGCAAGCGCATATAGCTGAGCACTTGGCGTTTCTTTATCGTAAGAAGATTGAAGAGCAGATGGGAATCCCACTGCCACCGCCAGAAGCTAAGCTGCCTGAGGATATTGAGGTCAACCTGTCTAGGCTCGTGGCTCAGGCTAGTACTCAGCTTATGCAGAAGAACATGGCCCAAGCACAACAGCAGCAAGCTCAGCAGCAGATGCAGGACCCAATTATGCAGATGCAGCAGGCTGAACTTAAGATTAAAGCCCAAGATAGCCAGACTAAAGCCCAGAAAGTACAGGGTGATTTGGCTATTAAACAGCAGGAGTTGCAGCTTAAAGCTCAAGAACTATCTGCCAAACAGGGTGAAGATCCTAGGATTACGGCCCTTAAAGCCCAGATGGACATGCAGCAAGCCGCTCAATCCCACGCTCAGCAGCTAGCTCACACAGACCAAGCTCATCAACAGAAGCTGACCCATGCCCAACAGCAGATGATGCTCAAAGCACAGCAGATGCAAACTAATAAACCAACTACGCCTAAGGAGTAGAGATGGCGACCACTGCGTTTTCCGTGGTTTTAAAAGAGATTGAAGACCGGCAACATACTTTAATAGGGGCCCTTAGCTCAGGGGCCGCTAAAGATTACGCCGAGTACAAGCATATGTGTGGAGAAATCCGGGGTCTTTCTTTTGCGCATTCTTATGTAACCGACCTCGTGCGACGATTGGAGCAAGACGACGATGAGTGACATTCTTATTAGCCAAAATGGGCAAACCGCTACAACACTTCCGGAGTCCCCGGAGGAGAAAGCGCGGCAGATACCTGATCCAGCTACTTTCCATTTGCTTTGCGTACTTCCTGAGATTGAGGATGAGTACGATAGTGGATTGGTTAAAGCTAGTCAGACTATGCACTTTGAAGAAGTCCTATCACCCGTGCTGTTTGTGGTGAGAATGGGCCCTGATGCGTATAAAGATGAGAAGCGATTTCCATCTGGACCGTCATGTAAGGTGGGTGATTTTGTAATTGTTCGCCCTAATACCGGCACGCGCATCAAAATTCACGGTAAAGAATTCCGCATTATCAATGATGATTCGGTTGAAGCCGTTGTCCAAGACCCCCGTGGTCTGTCCCGTGCATAAGGAGTGACTCGTGGATAAAGAAGCGTTTAAATTTCCGGACGAGAAAGAGCCGGATGATGACAAAGTGGACTTTGCTATTGAAGGCGAAGCCGCTGATGTTGAGGTAGTTGACGACACTCCGGAGCCAGATCGCGGGCGTAAACCCATGACTGAGCCGCCCAAAGAGTTTGCCGACGATGAACTGGCTAAGTACGACGAAAGTGTACGTAAGCGTATCCAGCACTTCACCAAGGGCTACCATGAGGAGCGGCGGGCTAAAGAAGCTGCCCTGCGAGAGCGCGAGGAAGCGCTCAAAGTTGCTCAAACTATTGTTGAAGAGAACAAAAAGTTAAAGGGCTCCCTAGGCCAAAACCAAGCTTTTGCCATCGACAACATGAAGAAGTTGGCGGCGAATGAGCTTGAAACGGCTAAGAAGCAATACAAGGAGGCATACGAAGCAGGCGATGCCGACGCCCTTGTAGATGCGCAAGAAGCTATTACTACTGCGAAGTTAAAGGCCGAACGTGCCAATAACTTTAAACCTCCTGTACAAGAGGAAAAAAGTAGTGTAAAAGACGAACCAACTACTCCCGTTGCTGCTCCTCCTGATTACAGAGCGCAAGAATGGCAGCGGAAGAATACGTGGTTTGGGAATGATGAGGAAATGACTAGCTTCGCCTTAGGGCTACATACAAAGCTGGTTAATTCCGGAGTTGATCCCAAGTCAGATGAGTACTACGACAGGTTGAATTCTCGCCTTCGTCAAGTGTTTCCCGAGTCGTTTGAATCGGAGAAACCCGTGGATGCGCCCCCTCCACGCTCTAAATCGAACGTTGCTCCTGCGACTCGTAGCACAGCGCCTAAAAAGATCGTGCTTACACAAACGCAGGTAAACATCGCCAAAAAGCTAGGCGTTCCTTTGGAACTCTATGCTCGTAAGGTTGCGGAAGAATTGAGGAAATAATCATGACTGAATCTAATCGTTTGACAAGAGAACTTGAATCCCGCGAAAGCGCCGCACGTCCTAAAAAGATGTGGACGCCACCCCAACTATTGCCGGAACCTGATCCGGAGCCGGGGTATACGTTCCGTTGGATTCGCCTTAGTACCCTAAACAATCCAGATGCAATCAATATCTCCTCGAAACTTCGGGAAGGTTGGGAGCCAGTAAAGGCGTCTAGCCAGCCCAAATTGTTTTCCGTCTCTGACCCCAAAAGCCGTTTTCCTGATGGCATTGAGGTTGGCGGACTGCTTTTGTGCAAAATTCCGTCTGAATTTATGGAACAGCGCGAAGCCTACTATCAACAACAGGCTGATGCGCAGATTAATTCCGTAGATAATAATTTCATGCGCGAGAATGATCCTCGGATGCCGCTATTTACAAGCAAGCAATCTAAGGTTACATTCGGACGTGGTACAACTTAATTAGGAGTCTTAAATGGCTTATCCCACTGTTAGCGGCCCTTATGGGCTACTTCCGCAGAACTTGATCGGTGGTCAAGTTTTTGCGGGATCCACTCGGATGATTCCGATTGCGAGCGGGTACAGTACTGGCCTTTACTACGGTGACGTAGTTCAGTTTGGTACGACTGGCAACGCAGGCGCGATCATTCAATCCACGATGACCTACAACACCACTTCGGCTGTTGCTGGCACGGTCGGTATCTTCTTGGGTTGTGAATACACCCCCGGTAGCACGCTGACTGTGACTGGCTCTGGTCCGATCTATGGTAAGACTCGCGCTCAGTACTGGCCTGCCAGCACGGTCGCAATCGACGCTCAAGCCTACGTTCTGGACGATCCGGACGTTGTGATGAAAGCGGTGGTTGTTGCCAACAATGGCACGACCAGCAGCACGACTCAGCTAAACCTCGGTCCAGCATGGGTTGGTTCCAACCTGTTCTTGGTTCGTAACGCTGGTAACGCAACGACTGGCAATTCGGCATTTGCCCTGTGCGCTGGTTCTAGCGATGCTCGTACTGCTTCGACGGCTCCGTTCCGGATCGTTGGTATTGTTCCGGAAAGCGCGATTTCGGTTGCTCAAAACGCAACCACGGCAACCAGCTCAACCATGACCTTGTCGGCAGCTAACAGCAACATCGTTGTTGGTATGAACGTGTACGGTTCTGGTGTTCCTACTGGAACGTATGTGTCGGCAATTTCGGGTACCTCGGTTACTCTGTCCCAAGCAACTACGACGACTATCAGCACTGCTGTTAGCTTTACGTTTGTTGGCTCGCCAGAGGTTCTGGTCAAGTGGAACTTCGGTTACCACGGCTACTACAACGCTACTGGCGTCTAAGGAGTAAATCATGGCTATTTCACGCGCCCAACTACTTAAAGAACTGCTTCCGGGCCTCAACGCCCTGTTCGGTCTTGAGTATGCTCGCTATGGCGAGGAACACAAAGAGATCTACGAAACCGA